TGCGTACTGTGTATCAGCGCAATAACGATCTAAACCCCGCATTACTGGGGCTCTGTAGAGAGATCGGAGTCGTCCGACGCCGTGACGGTATCGGATTTCTGACCTCCAGACAGATTCTTGATCGTGAATGACTGAATCACCGAGGGTTTTTGGGCCTCTAAGCCTACGGAAACGACTTGGAATGTTAGATAAACACTCAAGCCAAGCCCGCAGAAAGCGAGGATCCCAAATGTCATCGTGAGGGTTTGCAACCCCCAAGCGACGAATCCCATTAGCCAGCGAGAACCATTGATGAACTTCATTCGGAACCTCTTTTAAAAAGAAGGGACGAACGTTGTGGCCATACAGAAAGTCCTGGCCGCATGACTCCCTAAATTGGGAGCTGTCATCAAAGGTCTTGCTAGCATTCACGGTGAAACCGCAATATGAAAATACTAACTTCAAAAGCGGTACACATTCGGTAGGGACGAAAAGATCGTCGCCATATGCACGAACAGAAGAAAGATCGCTGTTCATGCCCATTGCGTCGGCTACTGCCCGAGCTAAAGCCCAAAATATTAGGGTCTCTAACTCAAAGGTGTAACCGTTCCCCATCGAAGAGAATTTCTCTAGTTCAACCCACTTACCATCGATCCACGTTTCTGGAGATCGAAGAGAGGCAAGCAAGCAAAACCAATCGAAAGGTAGCAATAGTTTCACTAGCTCATATGAGATAGTGTCCGATGCAGCAGACAGGTCGACAGTGGCAAGTTTCCCTGAAAGGGAGCTTAGACGTGCCATTTTTCCGTGCTCTATCTGCGCAGTAGGGATATGTAACCCCCTACGCGTTAGAGCTTGGCTAATGAGACGCCCGACGGCCGATTGAAAACAACTGTTAAGGTGAGGCTCAATGCAGATGCCTCTGTCCGTAACGGCTGTCTTCGGAACGGTCGTGAAACGGTTTCCTCGAACAAGTCTTGGCGCTATTACAGTGCTGACTCGTCTGAGGTCGCCGAAATCGTCAACCACGTCGACTTTCTTATAAACACACTCCGGATGTACTTCTGAAAGGAGATAACTCCAAGCAGGATAAGTATTTAACTCTCTGGAAGCCCAGAGAGCATCACGTGTGCATTCAGGCAAGGACGTTAGTTTGTCCATAATTGTTATGAACTGCCCAACGTTCGCTGACGTAGCCCCCGGCCCGAAGCGCGGCTTTAGCTTACTAACAGACGGACACTCGCCCAGAATTTGCTGAATATCACGCTGAGCATTCGACAGGATTGACGTTATCTGGAATGATAACGGTCCATCGAAACCCGGCGTGTCAGTTGGAATTCCAAACTGAGCAAATTGCGAGATACGTACGTTTGTTTCGGCGCAAGCACGCTCCGACGCATAGAACGATTCAACCGCGGCTTGCCGCGTGTTGAAAGATGTTGGTAGACCAGCCGTCTTCTTAAGAAAGGAGACTGCTATATAGTCCGACCTAAAAGCATCGGGTTCTCATAGTCGTTCG